GTCTGATACTTATTCGCAACCAGAAGTACCTGATATTCGTCCTTATCAAATTCTTTTGTCAGACGATCCTCCGGGAAGCCGTTCATAGAAGACTCGGAGTATTCGGTTTCATCGTCCGGGAGCTTTACCTTGCCGGAAAAAGCCACCAGTGCCTTAATATCCGTGTAGCCTTTCTTCTTGGTATAGTCCTCAAAAGCCTGACGGTACTTCACGGCGCCCTGTCTGGATGCGGTGATGACCATTGCCTTTGCCATGCCGCCGAGTTCGGGCATTACGGTTGTGCGGAAATGCTCCACGATGACCTCCACCCGCTGGGCAATGTTCGTTTCATGCAGCTCCACAAAACGGGCAATCTGCCGCTTGGCATCGACGGTCTTGCACCGAGGGTCATCTTCGATCTCTTTGTTGATTTGATAAAAGGTGTCGTAAGTCGTATAGTTCTGAAGCACATCGAGAATGAAGCCTTCCTCAATGGCCTGCTTCATAGAGTAAATATGGAATGCCTCACGCTGACCTTTTGTGTTCAGGCGACCGAACAGCTGAATGGTCGTAGGCTTCGGTGTGGCAGTGAAAGCAAACATGGACACATTGACCTGTTTACCGTTTCTACGGATTTCATCCGTAATCATATCTTCCACATCGGCAGCTTCCTGCTCTCCGGCACCAAGCGACTTTGTGACCGCTGCCATGTCCTTACCTGCGGTGGAGGAATGTGCCTCATCGATAATAACCGCAAAACGCTTGTTTTTCAGCCCTGCAACGCTGTCCACGATATACGGGAATTTCTGGATCGTGGTGGCGATGATTTTCGTATTGCCGTTCAGTGCAATGGCAAGGTCGGCAGAGTTGCACTTATCGTCCATAACACGGATAAGTCCTGCTTTGTGCTCCATGCCCATAATGGCTTTCTGCAGCTGACGGTCAACTACGACTCGGTCGGTGATAATTACGACATTGTCAAAGATAATTTTATTATCTGCATCGTGCAGTGAAGTCAGACGGTGCGCCAGCCATGCGATGGAGTTGGTTTTGCCGGAGCCTGCGCTGTGCTGTATCAGATAATTCTGCGTAGAGCCATTTTCACGCACATCGGCCAGCAGCTTGCGAATCACATCCAGCTGGTGATACCGGGGAAAGATAATGTTTTCGGACTTCTTTGTTTTTCCTGTCAGCTCATCCTTACTCTCCTTGGTTTCGATAAAGATGAACTTGCTGATGAGGTCAAGGACGGTATCCTTTGTCAGAATATCCTCCCACATATAGGACACGCTGTACTTGTCTTTGAAGGTAGGATTGCCCGCACCTGCATTGACTCCTTCACCGTTTCCCATGTTGAACGGCAGGAAGAAGGTGGCGTTGCCTGCAAGCTTGGTGGTCATATAGACCTGTTCCAGATCCATTGCAAAGTTCACAAGGCAACCTGCCTTAAACCAAAACAGGCGGGTCTTGGGATCACGGTCAACGCGGTACTGATAGATGGCATCCTGATAGGACTGACCGGCGGCATTACATTTCAGCTCAAAGGACATGATGGCAAGACCGTTCAGGAAAATTACCAGGTCAATGCGCTCATCATCGCTTGCCCAGACCTCCTCCATAACGGAGAAAATATTCTTTTCGTACTTTGCCAGCAAGTCACGATTGAAGGTGGTTGCAGGTTTGGTGTACATAAGCTCCAACTTCATGTTGGAAATCTCAATGCCGTGCTTCAGCACATCCAGCAGACTGCCGCGGGCTTTGGTCACCTCGGCATTGATAAAGCTGACGAGGGTGTCCTCCAAATCGGATTTGTAGATTTTGCGGAGTGCCTCCATCTCGTCCGGCTGGGTATCGTTCAGAAACTGAAACAGCAGCTCACGATCCATAGCAAAGAGGCGGTCGTAGCTTGTCGCTTTGCGGACGATGTAACCATTGTCCTGCGAGAGCCTGTCCATGATGAAGTGCTGATATTCTTTCTCGGTCAGTATGTTGTTCATATGCCATCTACCTCCTTACTCGCTTTTCAGGCGCTTGATTAGTTGCCGTGCAAAAAGCAAAGCAATCTGGTCGCAGCTATATTTAGATGAGTCAATCGCTTGTATATCCGCCACAGATGGGTACTTTTCTTGCAACTGCGAAGCCGTGATGTTGTGTAAAATCGGCAAAATTAACTTCTGTCCGCTTCGATTTTGCCGGTTCAAAAACTCATGTAATTCTCGCTCGGTCCACTCTCGGTCAAAAAAGTTCTCTGAAATAACGATAATTGCAAATTCTGCTTTTTTCGTACCGTTCAGAATGCGATCTTTCCAATTATCACCCCACTCCAAAGACTCTTTATCGTAGAAAATTGTTACGCCAAGAGTTTTGAGTGAGCTGTACAATTCCTCTATCAGGTTTTCCTTATCCTTATTGGCATGGGAAATAAATACATCATATTCAGGCACGTCTTTCGCGCGGTATCTGGGGATATTAACCGTGGAAATTCCATTCTTTTCATCCACAAAAGCCTTGTCACTGCGAACGCTCTCCAAACAAGAAACCAATTCCTCGAATGCACCGGTTGAGCGATGAAACAGTATTGTGTTTATACGCTGACCTAACGCATGATTTTTCAGATATGTATCATAGAAAATCTGTACATCGTTCATCCACTTATCGGCCGGTTGCTTTTCAGCGGCTGTTTTCAACTTGTTTGGTGGCACGATGCTTTTTGCCCGTTCCAAAAGAGAATCGAGCTGTTCTTCAAAAGTTGCCATCAAATCACCTCCTTCTTGCCGGTTACATACTCAAAAATCAGAGATTTTTTGTATTCGTCGAGTGTTGCAAGCTGTGCTTTTTTATCAGCGATAACAGCATCTGCTTTTGAAAGCACAGAATCAATGTGCTTTACGATGGCATTCTGCTCATTCAGCGGCGGTACCGGATAGGAAAGCTCCGCCAGCTTGTTCCACCGAAGGTCACAGGAACGCACACGAATACCGGTCGCCAAAGCAAGAAACACATCACTGTAAGCCATGCAGCGCAGATAATACATGATGTACCGTTTGTTTTGGTCGGTCTCCAAAACATTAAGGACAGGTGACGCCTTACCCCTTGAATCAGAAATACCGATAGAGCCAGCAAAGCCATCCATACCATGTACAACTAAATCACCGACATCAATACCTTGATAGCCGATTTCCTTGTCGGACATCGTAAAGCCGTCCTCACGGCGGTTACTTCTAAGAGTAACCTCACCATCACGGAAACAAGTGATTACACCGTCATCCTCACGCACGGGCTTCTGCATATAGCGAAGAATGTACTTACCACGGATAGCATCCCAGTGTGCGGGCATATTGCCAATCCACTGGACTCCGCTGTCCTTCATCTCCGCATTCGGGTTCAGCCCTTTGGTGACAGTTTCGGTGATTACAGACCGCTTGTACTGCTCCAGCGTGTCGATTTGGGTTTGGATGTCGGCGGTCAGCGCATCAATTTCAGCACATTTAGCGTCAAGGAAATCGGCAATGCGCTTTTGCTCATCAATTGGAGCAACAGGAATAAAAAGTCCGCCAAACTTATCCATCGGTATGCGCATTCGAATTGTGTTTAATTTTCCATTACCAGATTCTTTTATGAGGATGCCATTGCCGAGTCCAAACAGGCTGCGCTGAAACATCGTCGTTTGGAAGATGTAGTTATAATATCTCACATCTTCTATTGCTTTCCAGGGACGTAGCATATAGTAAACAGGGCTGACACACCCAAAGTACTGTGACAAGCCTACAGAGCCGGACAAAATATTCATACTGTTCATCACGATGTCGCCGGGATAAGCCAGCCTATATGCACTAACATCTTCCTTTGGCTTGTTGCCGCCACCCTCTTTTTGGTCATATGGAATAACGCCCTGCTTGGCAGTTAGAGAAAGTATCTCGGTCGTTCTTACGGGATTATTTTTCTCAACCCGTTCTTGTAAGCAGTATTTGATTTTCTTAAGTTCCCAATCGGAAGGGTATTCGCCCAACCATGAGATTCCGCTATCTTTAGTTGCTCTCATTAGTCGGCACCTCCAATCCCGCTTTATTTTTACGTTTGCGTATGATTATTGCAATAACTGTGGCGATACCCACAACAACGACAACTCCACCCATGATACACAGAACCAGTACCCAATTATCCGTCAGCCATTTTACCGCTGCAATGATTCCGTAGGTAACTGCCCACAGGGCGACAAACAGAATCAGGCGAATGAGCCAATGAAAGAAAGAACCGCTTGTGCTGCCTTCAATCATCCCGCCGCTGTACATATCGCCGACGCAACGGTAAGCAACAGCGTATGCAGCGGCACCGATCACAGCCAAAATCAGATACTCCCAGTACCATTCTATAGGGAGCCCCAAAGGGTCGGTCAGTATTTCGAATATAAACTTAAACACCCTCGCAGGCCTCCTTTACTCGAACAACTTTGCAACACGCTCAGTCACGGAAAGTTCCAATTCCTTAAATCTGGTCTCAAGTTCCTCGCTCGGCGTAGATGGCTGATATTTATAGAAATACCGTGTGAACGGGATCTCTGCTCCGGTTTTGATAACAGGCTTCTTTGCACCGAGGTTTTCCTCGAAGAATGCGGCGGCATCCGGAATGTGCGGCAGAACCTCTCTTGCCATATAATCCTCAATGCTTTCTTCCCATTTCACCAGTTCGGTGTCCTTGGTTTCCTTGTCGTAGATGATGTTGCCCTTACGGTCACACTGGATCTCGGCACTCTTGTCCATGACGGAAAGACCGTCTGCAATCTTTTCCAGCAGCTTTTTGTCGGCAGTCACAGTGGAGAGTGTCTTAGTCAGCACCGGCATGAATGCCGCCGGGGAATTATAGATCTGTTCGGAGACGGCTGCATTCAGCGCAGCGATAATGGCCTCATAGACAGGCTGATTCGCCTGGTAAGCCTCCAGCTTTTTCTGGTCTTTGCCGGTCAGTTCCTCGGCGTTTTCCAGTTCATCCACCTTGGACTGGTCATACAGAGAGGACAGCGAACCTTTGGAGAGCATGGCTTCAATTCGCTCCGCCGTAATGGCATAGCTGCGCTGAAGAGGCTGCATCACCGTATACTCACGATAAATGAACTCCTCGTTCCGATAGATTTTGCAATATTCGTTCTCCGTGAAATCCGCATACAGCTTGGTAACGGCACTGCGGTCTTCGGGAGAAATCTCGTTTTTCTTATCGCCCAGGGCTTTACGCAGCTTTTTGAAGAAAGTCGAAGCGTCAATCAGCTGAATTTTGCCCTTGCGTTCCGGACGCTTATTCTTGGAGAGAACCCAAATGTATGTAGCGATGCCGGTGTTATAAAACAGGTCTGTAGGCAGCGCAATGATGGCTTCGATCAGATCGTTTTCCAGCATCCAACGGCGGATCTGGCTCTCGCCGGATGCAGTCCCACCGGAGAACAGCGGACTGCCGTTTTCGATGATAGCGGCACGGCCAAAGTTATCGTCCATTTTGTCGATGGCAGACTGCAAAAACAGCATCTGCATATCGCCGGAGCCGGGCAACCCTGCGCCCCAGCGACCGTCAAAGCCTTTCTGATACTCTGCGTTGACGGCATCCTCGACACCTTCGGCAGCGTCCTTGCCGCCCCAGGCGGTGCCGAACGGCGGATTTTCCAGCACGAAGCGCATCTTCGTGCCCTTAAAACGGTCGGCTTTCATAGTGTCCTGATAGCAGATATTTTCAGCATTCTGACCCTTAATGAGCATCTCCGCAAGGCACATGGCATAAGACTCCGGGTTGATCTCCTGCCCGAACAGTCGCACATCGGCAGAAGGATTATAACGCTTGATGAAATTATAGCCAGTGGAGAGCATACCGCCCGTGCCGCAGGCCTGATCCAATATAGTGATGACTTTGCTATCATCGAAGATATCGTCGCAGCCTTCGGCCAACAGGATGTTGACCATCAGCTTAATGATGTCGCGGCCGGTGTAGTGGTCGCCGGCTTCGGCATTTTCAGAGAACTTACGGATCAGTTCCTCGAAAATATATCCCATCTTCACATTGTCGATGGTACGAGGATTAAGGTCAAGTTCGGAGAACGCTTTGATGACGGAGAGCAGACGGTTATTCTTGTCCATCTTGTCGATTTCTTCGCCAAAGTTCAGACCGCGCTCCTTGGACATCAGAATTTCCAGCACGTTTGCAGAGAAACCCTGCAGATAACTCTTGAAATTGGCGGCAATGTGGTCTGCGTCATTTACAAGCTCTGCAAGGTCAAACTCGCTGGTGTTATAAAACTGGAAGCCGGAAATACGGTACATCGCCTTTGCCGGGAAATTCGGGTTTGCTTTGAACTGGTCGACAACCTTCTGCTTGGTGGGCGCAAGCGCACACTCAAAGCGGCGGATAATCGTCATCGGAATAATGACATCCTTATATTTGTCGCTACGGTACGGTCCGCGCAGTTTATTTGCGATGGACCAGATAAAATTTACTTCGGTGGATACATCAACGGGAGAATCGTCCCACATTGCGTCTATAATCTGCTTATCAGCCATTTGCCGTTTACCTCACTTTTCGTTCTTGTAGTGCCATACTACCTTTATTTTACATCCGTTACTGTCCCATAATCAGGACTTTGCGCGCTGTCCGGTCATCATTTTATAATGCTGACTCTGACCGAGTGCATCAAAAATCATCTGGAACACACGCTTGTATGCTTCAGCGTCCTCACAGTCCTCCACATAATTCAAGCCGTCACTGATACCGTTGGGATTGTTGATATAGGCAAGGAGAGAAGATGCCAACTGGTAGTCGGTCATATCCGGCTTTTCGCCCTCAACCTGCTTGATGAACTTTTCCCGGTTTTCCTTTTTCTCCAGCACGATAGACCGCAGGTCGCTGCCCTCATAACCGCAAAGCTGAAGGAAATAGTATTCGAGAATGCGGCGCATCACATTCAGTGCCGGAATCGTAGAATGAAGATCGCGGAGCTCGTCCCACAAAGCTGCATAGGAATTCTGCACGGGATTGTAGTTTTCTTCTTCGCTCGGAATTTCCTTGTTCTGCCGCTTGCAGAGCTTAACAGTGGATACATTATCATTTTTACGAATCATATAAAACGATGTGCAGTTGTAGTACCCGACCTGCTGATATGTAACCTCACGGTGGAAATACACATTGTGTGTCAGGATAAACAGCTGCTTGATGTAATCACCGGGTACCTGCGGATTCAGATATTCGGTATTATTTCGGCAGACATTGATCATTTCGCGGACAATGGCACTAACAATGAAAAGAGCAGTGCTGTCCATGCTGGAAACGGGATCGTCAATTACAACGATCTTTTCTTTCAGTTCTTCACTGTTCATGCTGCCGCGCACTCTGTGGTAAAAATACAGAAATGCGATAAAGTTCCGTTCACCCTCACTGAGGTTTTCGGCAACCGTTCCATTTTCACGAACGATTTCATAAACATTCTCAACACCATCTTTGGCTCGGATGCTGAACCCTTGGAAACCGGAGTCCCGCAGAATTTTGTTAATGCTGTCGATGGCGGCTTCGGTGTTTGCATTATGTTTATTCAACTCGGAAATCTGTGTAGTAAGCTCTCCGATTTCTTTTTTGAGCTTTTTCCCGCGCTCGGTTACATCATCAATTTCTGTTTTCAGGCGAGCAACCTCGTCTTTATAACTCGTCACCTCATCGGCAAGCAAAAATGCGAGGTGTTGCATAATCTCCGTTTTACACTTTTCCTTGCTACTCTTCTTGGCAGCAACAACATCGTTATTCTCTTTAATGAGCTTATTGATGTCATCGATCATTGCGCCGATTTCAAGGAGAAGCGTGTCGGTATCCTCCAAAGACACCGTTTTTGAGGGTTCTTTAACCTTTTCGGCAGTACGCTGTCGATTGACCTCGAACTTGCTCTCCAGCAGAGAGAGCCTCTCTTGATATGCCTTCAAATCAAGAGAAGGCATTGCATCGGCGGTGTTGGTTTGCAGCACGCGCACGATATCTGCCGTTTCTCTGCTGTAGGTGGTTTGGAACTGCCCTAAGTCCCGAATGTCCTGCTGATACTGTGCATCAAAAGTGGCAGCAATTTCATTTTCAAAGTTTGCCGGGAGTTTCTGCTGACAATATGGACACTTCCCACCGGCAGAACCAGAAAAATGCGTGTGCCCATCACGAACCCAATCGGAAGCCGTGCTGCCAAGGGCTTTCAGGAAACGGGCGAACGGTGTAGCACTGCTGCTGACGATAACCTTATCCAGCAGTTCTTTTCCGGGGAGACTGCCGTAGGTCGTTGCACCGGCTTTCTTGAATTCGGCATAAGCGCTGGCAGTATCGTCAAAAGCAACACCATAAAGGCGTTCCAGTTCGGGAAGATCATGCTCCTTGGGGCTTTTCTCTCCAAGAACAGCCTCTGCAAAATTCCTCTTCTGCTTTTTGCCGTCCATGCACTTTTCAAATCGTTTGCGAATATCAGCAGTCTTGGAGAAGCAGGTGTCCTGAAATTGAGTTAGCGCAGCGTCAACACCGGCAGTTTTCTGCTTGTACTCTTCGCCGGCGGTCACCTTTGCATCGGATTTTTTCTTCTTTTCTTCGGTCAGCGTGGCAATTCGCTTCTTTGCTTCGATATCTTCCTCGCCAAAGATGAATACGCCTTTTAAATCACCGTAACTTACAAAGTTTTCACTGATGAAATTCTGATTATAAACAAGCACATCATAATCATCCGCAGACTTTCCGTCAGCCCAGGCAACGCCATCGTCCTCCTCAATGGCATGGGCAATTGAGGATTTGCCTGCTCCGTTATTCCCATAGAAGAAGTTTACGAATGTGAGATCTGTAATAGGCACATTCGTGAATGTTGCTCTACTGAGTGTAATGTTTTCTATTGCTGAAGGAACTTTGCGCTGCATTCATTTCACCATCCTGTCCTTAAAAATGTTCTTTATTCTTGAATTTTCCCTTTACGAACCCATTCATCAACTTCGGAAATTTTGAATTTATATCTTTTTCCGGCACGATAAACGGGGAGTTTTCCTTCTTTGATCCATGTGCGAACGGTATCTTGGCTGATGCTCAAGTGCTCTGCGACATCCTCCAGATTGACCCATTTTTCAACCTGCATTTCTTCATATTCACGACTCATCGTATTACCTCCATTTTTCTACAAGGGATACGATTATATAATCTGAACCCCGGCCTTTTGTAACGCTTCAATGAGATTGATTTGTTTCAGTGCCCAATGTGTGCGATTCAATTCATTGAATGATCTGGCACCGCATATTCCGAGCTCGAAGCACTCTTCATTTAGAATCTGCTGTGGAATTGCCGTAATAACCGTGTAGTATATCTTGATTCCGTTATCCTGGATCTTTACATCCTTTACAAACCCGAAATAAGCGTCTTGGGCATCATCTGTCTTTCCGTATGAGTGGTTTTCGTCAGCAAAAATGGCCGGATACCGCCTTAAATCTTCAACAGCTTCTGGTGTGAGAGATGCATATTTATTTTTTAAATCCTCGTTTGTACTCTCAGTCAAGGCCCGATCCTTTGGAACCAGAAAGTAATTATCCTCGAACTTCTCACCTAAAATCACAAACAGATGGTAGAAATCCGTGTTGAATGTTATTCGCGCTCTGTTCTCACCGCGCCTTGATCTGGGATCGTTCAGCATGACTGTAATGTTGTTTTCCACGGTATCAGCATGGGCAACAAAATTATTCTTACCTCCCGATACGGTAATCTCTGTAGCTTTCCCCGGCTCAGTGAGAATGCCGGAGGCATTAATCGGTAAATTCTCACTCATCTTGTTTTCCTCCGTTGTTTATTGTTAGCTTGTCAACATGGTGATAGAAACTGTTGTTGCCACCTGAGATATTGATATTGAAAAACGTGGGATTATTGTTAACCATCTGCTGGGTTATAGGCGGAGTATCAGAATTGACAGTGTCAGATTCTTTATCTTCAGTAGGCTCGTCAACAATCTCCGTTGCTATCGTTTCCTTTGCATCAATCGTATAGGTAGTCAGCCCATTAAGGATTCCTTCGCCCATGTGGGCAGTGTATTTTCTTTGAGCTCTGCCGTTGGAGGGGCACCACGCCTCGTAGGTCTTTTGCCCTATAGAGTTATCCTTGCGGTTTATAACGATATAATGCCAAATGCCGAGCAAGAACGCTGGCAGGCATACTTTTTTAAGGTCGCCAAGTGCGGCCTTTTTCTTTTTTTCGCCATTTGGCTCGGTATAGAACTCGTCATTGGCTTTAATAGATTGATCCTGCTGAATCAAATCAATAAGGGCTCTGACCAGATTGACATCTTTATGAACTGCTTCGCTCATGTCAAGAAAGTCATTTACAAATCCGATCATCCCATTCAAGGCTGTTTGATAGTCAGTTCTCACCATATCGTCAAAAGCTGCAACGACCTGATCATCACCAAACGGAAGATAGGCACTTGTTGATGTTTCGCATCTTTTGTAGTTATTAACGATGGTTTTAAGTTTTCCTTTGCCAGGATCTACATAATCGAGGTTGATTACCTTAATCAGACCTACCATTACTTCTGAATCGGACAGCCCATCGCTGTCTCCGGCATAGTGCTCTCTTGCTTTCATTCGTTGGCGGAGAGCTTGCAGCACCAGCGTAAAGAAGGTGCCTCCGCACAAACGAGGGTAATCATCTATTGACACTGTGTTTTCCTCCGCTTGGCATATTTTACTTGAATTCTAATAGTGCAGGGCACTTGAATACCCACCAAACCCTATTAAAACATATTATAACACAAAAAACTCCAAAATACAATCCCATGCGATGAACACATCATTTCGGGATTGTGAAATCTTTTTTGGCTGCTGACCTTATTAACCTTATCAACTATGGCAGCTGACCTAAAAAACGATTGGATAGCTCCTGTGGAAACCCCACAGGAGCTTTTTTCTTCGGTGGTTTCCGCAAATTTGAAAACCAACGGAGGAAACAATCATGCAAAAGAAAGCCAATCGTTACTTTATCCCCATTGACGGACAAGCCATCGAGGTCAGCGAGGAAGTTTACCGGGCGTACTACCGCCCAATCTGGAACACCAGGTATCACGCCCAAAAGAACGGCGAGTGCCGCTGCACCAAAGCTCAAATTTGGAAGTGCAACGGCGTTTGCCTGGGCTGCCCGTTCTACGCTGCCGGGAAGAAGGTATCTCTCGACACGGCCATCGGCGGCGAGGACGACGATTTGACCCTCGGCGATACACTGTCAGACGATGCGCCGACCGCAGACTCCATTCTTATGGATGAAGAATTGCTCAAGGCGCTATACGACGAGCTCAATCGCCTTGACCCGGAGGGCAAACGCATCTGCGAGCTGATGATGCACCATTCGGAGCGTGAAGCTGCAGAAATCATGGGTATGGCGCGTTCCACTTTTAAGCGGCACTGGGCAAAAATCCGTGCGGTGCTCCAGGACAGACTCAAAGGCTATTACATCTAATATCTTCCATCATCCCTTCGGCTGCGAAATTGCGGTCGAAGGGATAAATCTTTTTTCGGCAAAAAGCGGACCGTTTCGACAACTTCCCTCCAGTGGGTACTGAGGACAGCAAGACAACTCAGCACCTCGGAAAGGAGGAACCGCCAATGAACGAGTCCGCAAACACCAAACCCGTGAGCGATGAGGAACTGATCGGTATGCTTACGGCAATCAGCGTAGTGTCAAAGCGTCTGGCAAGAAAGCTGATTCAGCTGAACCAGACAAGTCAATCGGAGGAAGGAGGTAAACACGATGAGCAAAATAAGCGAAATGGAAGCGACCATCCGAGAATTACGGGATATAGCATCTTCTATTAACGAGATCGCCAACTGGCTGACCGATGCGTTCGGCAGCGCTGACGACACGGAGGCTACACCCGCCCCGGAAAAGACATATTCGCTTGAAGAAGTCAGAGCAATTCTGGCAGAAAAGTCAAGAGATGGCTTCACCGCTCAGATTCGTGACCTTCTTCAGAAGTATGGAGCAACCAAGCTCTCCGAGGTAGACCCCACCCGGTACGGGGGTCTTGTGGCGGATGCGGAGGTGCTGGGCAATGGGTAATCATGCTCTGCTTTCCGCATCCTCCTCCCACAGGTGGCTCAACTGCCCGCCTTCGGCAAGGCTCTGTGAAAGCTACGACGATAAGGGTAGCGATTTTGCCGCCGAAGGAACCGACGCCCATGCACTCTGCGAGTATAAGCTCCGAAATGCACTCGGTATGGCAGCAGAGGACCCGACCGAAAGTCTTACCTGGTACAGCACCGAAATGGAGGACTGCGCCAACGGCTATGTTGCCTTTGTAATGGAACTGGTCGCGGAAGCAAAGAAGGTCTGCGCTGACCCTGTTGTGCTGATCGAACAGCGGCTTGATTACTCCAAATATGTAAAAGAGGGCTTCGGCACCGGCGACTGCGTCATCATCGCAGACGGGACGCTACACATTGTGGATTACAAGCATGGGCGCGGAGTCCTGGTGGAAGCCGACGATAATCCGCAGATGAAGCTATATGCCCTCGGTGCGCTGGAGCTGTTCGACTGCATCTACGATATCGACACTGTCAGCATGACGATCTACCAGCCAAGGCGCTCCAATGTCAGCACTTTCACCATTCCGAAGCAGGAGCTTTGCGAATGGGCGGACAAGGTTTTGACGCCGACCGCAGAGCTGGCCTTCCAAGGCAGCGGTGAATATCACTGCGGCGAATGGTGCCAGTTCTGCAAGGCAAAAGCGGATTGCCGCGAGAGAGCCAAGGCCAACATGGAGCTTGCCCGATATGAGTTTCGTCAGCCGCCTCTGCTCACGGATGAGGAGGTCGAAGAAATTCTCGGCCAAATCGACGGGCTGACCACCTGGGCATCCGACATCAAGGACTACGCGCTACAGGCGGCTATTAGCGGAAAACAATGGTCCGGCTACAAGCTGGTCGAGGGGCGCTCCAACCGAAAGTACACAGACGAACACGCCGTCATCGCCGCCGTGACCGCCGCAGGGTACGACCCTTATGAACACAAGGTTCTCGGCATTACCGCTATGACCGCGATGCTCGGAAAGAAGCAATTCAACGCTATCCTTGGCGATTTGATTACCAAGCCGCAAGGCAAACCCACGCTTGTGCCGGAAAGTGATAAAAGGCCGGCAATGACAACCATTATTGATGATTTTAAGGAGGACAACTGATATGTCGAATTCTACCACTAAGCTCGTAAATCCCATGAAGGTCATTACCGGCAAAGATACCCGCTGGTCCTACGCCAATGTCTGGGAAGCAAAATCCATCAACGGCGGCACGCCGAAGTTCAGCGTCAGTCTCATCATTCCCAAGTCTGACACCGTAACCGTCCAGAAGATCAAGGCGGCTATTCAGGCAGCCTATGAGGAGGGGCAGGCCAAGCTCAAGGGCAACGGCCGCTCCGTTCCGCCTTTGACTGCCATTAAAACGCCCCTGCGCGATGGAGACACCGAGCGTCCGGATGATCCCGCCTATGCCAACAGCTACTTTATCAACGCCAACTCCGCAACTGCTCCCGGTATCGTGGACGCCGACTGCAACCCGATCTTGACCCGCTCCGAGGTTTACTCCGGCGTGTACGGTCGTGCCAGCATCAACTTCTACGCCTTCAACAGCAACGGCAACAAGGGCATTGCCTGCGGGCTGAACAACCTTCAGAAGATCCGTGACGGCGAACCTCTCGGCGGCAAGTCCAGCGCAGCGTCCGATTTCGCCACCGATGTGGACGAAGATTTCCTATCTTGAGGAGGTGCGCAGCATGAGTATTACCACGATTCTCTGCATTCTGCTTCTGTCCCTGTATCTGCTCCTGGCGGTGTTTTGGATCGTCAGATCCATCATTGACGCCGTAGATGACCGCAAACGCGATAAGCGCAATGCGGCATGGGAGGAAGAGCGCCGACAGCTTGAGAAGGAACACGCCCTTCGTGAGGTGGAGTATCACGAAGCTCGTATGAAAGAACTCAACAAAGAGTAATCTCCGATCCCGTGGGCGGTGGGAATGTTCCTGCCGCCCATTCGGGCTATGGAAAGGATTCGTGTATATGAAAACACTCAGTATCGATATTGAAACATACAGCAGCGTTGACCTTGCCAAATGCGGCGTCTACAAATACACCGAAGCGCCGGATTTTGACATTCTTCTCTTCGGATACTCCGTTGAGGGCAGTCCCGTGCAGGTGGTTGACCTTGCCTGCGGAGAGACGATTCCTGCGGAGATTATTGCCGCCCTGACGGACACAGGTGTCACAAAGTGGGCGTTCAATGCGCAGTTCGAGCGGATATGCCTCTCACGCTGGCTTCGGAAAAACGGCAACTTTGATAATACCGGCTACAGCATCCCGGAGGATACCGTGGGAAACTATCTCAACCCTGCCTCCTGGAAATGCACCATGATCTGGTCTGCATATATGGGGCTTCCGCTTTCACTGGAGGGCGTCGGTGCCGTTCTGGGTCTTGGAAAGCAAAAGATGACCGAAGGCAAAGAACTCATCAAGTATTTCTGTCAGCCCTGTGCGCCGACGAAGACCAACGGCGGTCGAACCCGCAATCTGCCGGAGAACGCTCCGGATAAGTGGGACTCGTTCAAACGGTACAACATCCGTGATGTTGAGGTCGAGATGTCCATTCAGGAAAAACTCGCCAAGTTTCCTGTGCCGGAAGCCGTCTGGAACCAGTATCATCTCGACCAGAAGATCAACGACAGAGGTGTTGCACTGGATATGGAGCTGGTGCATCAGGCAATTGCCATGGACATCCGTTCCCGCAAAGAGCTAACCGATGCCATGAAGAAGCTGACCGCTTTGGATAACCCCAACTCGGTACAGCAGATGAAGCAGTGGCTTTCGGATAATGGCTTGGCGGTCGATTCACTGGGCAAGAAGGAAGTTGCGGAACTGCTCAAAACTGCACCGGCAGAGATGCAAAAGGTCCTTTCGCTTCGCCAGCAGCTTGCGAAATCCTCCGTTCGTAAATATCAGGCGATGGAGAAAGCCGTATGCGCAGACGGCCGCGCCCGTGGAATGTTTCAGTTCTACGGAGCCAACAGGACCGGTCGCTGGGCAGGACGCATTATTCAAATGCAAAATCTGCCGCAGAACCATCTTCCTGATCTGGTCGAGGCCCGCAGCCTGGTCCGCTCCGGTGACTTTGATGCTTTGAAAATACTCTATGAGGATGTGCCGGATACCTTGTCGCAGCTGATCCGCACCGCATTTGTGCCGAAAAGCGGCTGCAAGTTTATCGTTGTCGACTTTTCCGCCATTGAAGCCAGAGTGCTGGCATGGTTTGCGGGAGAAACCTGGCGCCAGGATGTTTTTGAAAAAGGAGGCGACATCTACTGCGCATCCGCATCGCAGATGTTCAAGGTTCCAGTGGAAAAGCACGGTGTAAACGGTCATCTGCGGCAGAAAGGAAAAATCGCTGAACTCGCCCTTGGCTATGGCGGTTCGGTCGGCGCGCTCAAAGCAATGGGTGCCTTGGAGATGGGTCTGTCCGAAGATGAACTGCAGCCGCTGGTCACTGCGTGGCGAAATTCGAACCAGAATATCGTGAAATTCTGGTGGGACATCGACTGCGCCGCCATGAGTGCCGTAAAGCAGCATCTGGACAGCGAGGTCTGTGGCATCGAGTTTGCCTATCGGAGCGGAATGCTCTTTATTACGCTTCCTTCTGGCAGGAGGCTTTCCTATGTGAAGCCCAAACTCGGCACTAACCAGTTCGGCGGCGAGTGCATCACCTATGAGGGCATCGGCGGCACGAAGAAATGGGAGCGGCTGGAGACCTACGGTCCGAAGCTGGTGGAAAACATCGTTCAGGCCACCTCCCGCGATATCCTCTGCTATGCCATGCAGACCCTGTCCCACTGCTTTATCACCATGCACATTCACGATGAACTGGTGATTGAAGCCGCACCGGAGGTCGACCTCAACGCTGTCTGCGAACAGATGGGACGCACCCCGCCGTGGGCTGCCGGGCTGAAACTCCGTGCCGACGGATATGAAACCATGTTCTACAAAAAGGACTAAAACCGGACCACTGCCCACGGAACACTCCAGTGGGTAGTGAAAACTATAGATTGGAGGAGCCTGTTATGGCTGATTTTAGAAACGCAGAAGGCTATGCCGACCCTACGGCTTACGGTGCTTTCTGTGCCATTGAAAAAGAAGAAAAGGCACTCCGGGCATTCAGACCCATCGTGTATATCTGCAGTCCGTATGCCGGAGATGTCGAAAACAACACTGCCGCCGCAAGACGCTACAGCCGTTTTGCGGTGGAAGCCGGATATATTCCCATTGCACCGCATCTGCTCTTTCCGCAGTTCCTTGACGACAACAAGCCAAAGGAGCGCGAGCTGGGGCTGTTCTTCGGCAATGCGATCCTCAGCAAATGTGCGGAAATGTGGGTTTTCGGTGAACGCATCTCCGAAGGCATGGAGGCAGAAATCAAAAGAGCCACATGGAAGGGCTATCGGATTCGCTATTTCAGCGAGACCTGCAAGGAGGTATCACGATGAAATTCACACTGTACCGCGCCGACCGCTTGGGAATGCCGGAGAACTGCATCTACACGCATAAGGTCGCGGTGACCGATAAAAACACGCTGCTGCAGGCCGTGTCTTACGATTATGTATGCGCCGAATACCGAGGCAACTACCGCAATAATGACAATTTCCTCGGAGCGGATTGTCTCCCAGTCGACTGCGACAACGACCACAGCGATGATCCGGAGGAATGGGTCTATCCCTCCGATGTTGCCGCCGCATTTCCCGGCGTGGTCTTTGCGGTTCACTACAGCCGCAACCACATGAAGGTGAAAAACGGCAAGGAAGCGCGACCTAAATTCCATGTGCTGTTTCCCATTGACCGACTGACGGATGCGGCGCAGTACAGCGATTTGAAAAAGCTGGTCAACGCCATCTTCCCGTATTTTGACACTAAGGCGCTCGATGCCGCCAGATTCTTCTTCGGAACAAAAGCACCGCAGGTCGATGTCTTTGACGGACCGATGATGCTGACAACTTTCCTTACTGATGATGATTTCGACGCAAATATGGACTCCGGCAGCTACGGCAGCATCATTATTCCCGAAGGAAGCCGCAACGCCACCATGTCACACTATGCCGGGCGTATTCTGAAACGCTTCGGAAATACCGATGAGGCGCGCAAGCATTTTACAGAGGTCGCCGCCTGCTGTCATCCGCCCTTGGAACAGTCGGAACTGGACAGTATCTGGCGCAGCGCACAGCGGTTTTACGGAAAAGTCTCCGCACAGGACGGCTACATTCCGCCGGAGCAATATAACCAGGAGCTTAAGCTGAAGCCGACCGACTATTCCGATGTAGGACAGGCCACCGTGCTTTCAAGGGAATACGAGGCAAAGCTCCGCTATACGCCGTCTACCGATTTTCTCGTGTACAACGGCGGCTTTTGGGAAGAGTCCAAGCCAAAGGCGCAGGCGGTGGCGCAGGAATTGACGACCCGCCAGCTTGAGGAGGCGGAGGCCGAAATCAGAAAAACCACCGATGAGATGATGAAAAACGGTGCTTGGGAACTGCTGGCATCGATGGGTCCCAAGAAAGCAGCCGCGGCCTTTGATTCGGAACAGGCGCGGTCTTTTCAGAAATATGAGAATGCCACGACCTACCGCAACTACGCCATCAAGCGCCGTGACTCCAAATACATCTCCGCTGCATTAAAAGAGTCGCACCCCATGCTGGAGATCGACCAGCGGCAGTTGGATTCTGATGGGTTTCTGCTGAATACCCCGACCTCTACTTACGACCTCCGTCTGGGGCTTGTGTCCGCACGGGAACATACAGCGACGGATTTCATCACCAAGCAAACCACCGTTGACCCGGCCGATGAAGGCATGGATATCTGGCAGGACGCTTTGGAAACATTCTTCTGCGGCGATGCGGACCTAATTCGCTATGTGCAGGAGATTGCAGGCTTGTCCGCCATCGGGAAAGTGTGTGTCGAAGCCTTGATTATTGCTTACGGCGAAGGACGAAACGGTAAATCCACCTTCTGGAACACGCTTTCCCGCGTACTCGGCACCTACAGCGGAAATATGTCTGCCGATACGCTAACCGTGGGCTGCAAGCGAAATGTGAAGCCGGAACTGGCCGAGGCTAAGGGCAAGCGGCTGATTATCGCAGCGGAACTGGAGGAAGGTATGCGGCTGAGTACTTCCAACGTGAAGCAGCTGTGCTCCACGGACGAAATCTACGCCGAAAAGAAGTACAAAGATCCCTTCAGCTATGTACCGAGCCACACGCTGGTCCTCTATACCAACCATCTGCCGAAGGTCGGCGCAATCGATGCCGGTACCTGGCGGCGGCTGATCGTGATCCCTTTCAATGCCAGGATTGAGGGGAAATCTGATGTCAAGAATTATGCCGATTTCCTGTTCGACAAGGCCGGCGGCGCAATCCTGAAATGGATCATGGTCGGTGCAAAGCGTGTGATCGACAACGACTATCATATCATCAAGCCTGCCGTGGTGGAGGAAGCCATCAAAAAATATAAAGACAACAACGACTGGCTCTCGCAGTTTCTGGACGAATGCTGCGAGGTTGGCGACACTTTCTCCGCGAAATCCGGCGATGTCTACAACGCATACCGCAGTTATTGTGCGCAGGTGGGCGACTATGTTCGCAGTACGACAGATTTCTACACTGCTCTGGAATGCGCCGGTTTTGAGAGGAAAAGAAGCAAATCCGCACGGATGCTTTTCGGCCTGCAGCTTAAGTCGGATTTCCTGGATTGAGCATAGGGTGACGGTCGATGACACTCTCTACAGAAACTTCTCTTATAGCCTTAAAAAAACAAGTCCTAAGAGAAGTTACTGAAATAACTGTCATCGACTGTCACCACCCACCTAATTCCTGATGGAGGATCACTATGAGAGAAAAAACGATAGAACAGAAATTGATAAAAGCTGTAAAAAGCGCAGGCGGCATCGCACCGAAAATGGTCAGCCCCGGCTTTGACGGAATGCCCGACCGCATCGTGCTTCTGCCGGAAGGCAAGATCGGCTTTGTGGAGGTCAAAGTGCCGGGCAAGAAACCGCGACCGCTGCAGGCTGCCAGACACAGACTGCTGCGGCGGCTGGGCTTTAAGGTGTATGTCCTTGATGACCCAGAGCAGATCGGAGGGATACTGGATGAAATACGCACCGCATGAATATCAGAAATATGCCATCAACTACATCAAGACGCATCCCTTCTCCGCGGTACTGCTTGATATGGGTCTTGGCAAAACGAGCATCACCCTCACTGCCATAGGCGACCTGCTGTTCGACAGCTTTGAGGTACACCGGGTGCTGGTGATTGCGCCGCTGCGAGTGGCTCGTGATACCTGGAGTGCGGAGCTGCAAAAGTGGGATCATCTCCACAGCCTTAATTATTCGGTGGTGGTCGGCAGTGAAGCGGAACGCAAAGCCGCATTGATGCGCAAAGCCGATATTTACATCATCAACCGGGAAAACATACAGTGGCTCATAGAAAAGAGCGGGATGCCCTTTCACTTCGATATGGTGGTCATTGATGAGCTTTCTTCTTTCAAAAATCACCAGTCCAAACGATTCAAGGCTCTGATGCAGGTGCGTCCCAGAATCAAGCGAGTTGTCGGGCTGACCGGCACACCCGCTTCCAACGGTCTGATGGATCTGTGGGCGGAGTTCAAGGTTATCGATCTTGGTAAACGCCTCGGCAGATTTATTACGCATTACCGACAGGAATATTTCGTGCCGGACGCCATGAACGGGCAGATCGTGTACAGCTATCGCCCCAAGCCGGGAGCGGAGCAGGAAATATACCGCAAAATATCGGACATCACGATTTCCATGAAATCAACCGACCACTTGACAATGCCGAAGCTGATCTCCAGCGAATACCGGGTGTATCTAAGTCAGGACGAGTGGGATGCCTATGAGGAAATGAAAAAGCAGTTCATACTGGACCTGCCCGACGGAGAGATCAGTGCCGCAAACGCCGCTGCGCTTTCCGGCAAGCTGTCCCAGATGGCGAACGGCGCAATTTATGACAATGCCGGAAATACAGTCCTTATCCATGACCGCAAGCTGGATGCACTGGAGGACATCATCGAAGCTGCCAACGGCAAACCTCTTCTGGTGGCGTACTGGTTCAAGCATGATTTGGAGCGGATTATGAAACGGCTTCATGAGCGGCACATTCCGTTTTCCCGCCTTGATACTTCCGACAGCATCCGCGGGTGGAACAACGACGAGATCCCCGTAGCACTGATCCACCCCGCCTCTGCCGGACACGGTCTGAATCTCCAAAGCGGCGGCAGCACCATCGTATGGTTCGGGCTGCCATGGTCACTTGAACTATACCAGCAGACGATAGCCCGCCTGTGGCGGCAAGGTCAGATCTCCAAAACTGTGGTGGTGCAGCACATTATAGCGGATGACACCATTGATGAGCAGATTCTGCGTGCGCTGAAAGCCAAAGATAAAACACAGTCGGCCTTGATAGCTGCAGTCAAGGCAAATCTGAAAATCTGAGACAACAGTTCGACAAATAACGACAATCCGTGCCAATCCGAGGATCTTAAAACATCGGAGGTACGAATATGAACCCCTATCAGGCATTAGCCAACGCCATTGTAGAACTGGCCGTAAAAGACTACAAAAAAGCACTCAAGCAGCATTACCGCTTCCCGGATAACGAGGATTTCGCAGCCGAGGTGAACGCATTGGAGCGTTTCTTCCGTTCCGGCTGGTACGGAACGCTTACCGACCTGGACGGAGAATATCTTATGACGGGTGTTCGCCGCATGGTGCATAAGGAGGTAGCGGCATGACAGCAAAAGAGTATCTCTCGCAGGCGCACCACCTTGACCAGCGCATTGACGCAAAAATCGCCCAGGTCGCATCACTGAATGAACTTGCCACCAAATGCACCGCCACATTGACAGGTATGCCGAGAAATCCCAATTGCGGCGGCTCCACGATGGTGGATGCCGTGTGCAAAATCATTGACCTGCAGGGAGAAATCAACAGGGACATCGACCGGCTTGTGGATCTAAAGCGTGAGATCGTGGAGGTCATTAAGTCTGTAGACAACACCGAGTACCAGATTCTTTTGGAGAAGCGGTATCTGTGCTTCCACACCTGGGAGCAGATTGCTGTGGATATGCACTACAGCGGGAAATGGATACAGAAACTGCACGACCGCGCCTTGGATGTGGTGGCAGATATTCTGAAAGCAAAAAGTGTACACGATAGTTCCGTAGAGTTCCCATCCTAAATGTAGTATTATTACAATAGCGAAAAAGAATCGAGGACAGCCTCATGGGAGCAATCCCGTGGGGCTTTTCTTATGCCCAAGGAGGTGAAACGATGCCGAAGAAACCGTTGCGACCCTGCTCTCATCCCGGCTGCCCCAACCTCTGTGAAGGACAGTTTTGTGAACAGCACCGTGTGGAGGAACGCCGCAAGTACGACAAATACGAGCGCAGTACCGATGTCAATCGCAAGTACGGCAGAGCATGGAAACGCATTCGTGACCGCTATGCGGCAGAGCATCCACTCTGTGAGATGTGTCTTAAGGAAGGTCGGCTGACACCGGTACAGGAAGTTCACCATATCCTGCCTGTTTCCAAAGGCGGCACTCACGCAAGGGACAACCTCATGAGTCTCTGTCAGTCCTGCCACACCAAGATCCACCACGACCTCGGCGACCGGTAAGGGGATGAAAATCTTCGGGACCTTTTCGGTCGGGCAACGGCCAGGGGTCACGTGCGCGAAAAAGGCGAAATCAAAAGGGTAATTAAGGGAGGTGAACTCGGATGCCCACAAAATCGAATAACACAGGCGGGCGCGGCGGCGCAAGACCCGGTGCGGGAAGAAAGAAATCCGCAGTCAAGGACAAAGCCGAAAACGGTAATCCCGGCGGCAGAAAACTTGAAGTGCTGGATATTCCCGAAGTCGAGGGTGTTGCTATGCCGAAGCCCCATGATTTTCTTTCTGCCGAGCAGCGGGACGGCAGCGTCCTGCAGGCACAGGAAATCTACACGGAAACCTGGCAATGGCTCAAAGGTATCGGCTGCGCCGCAAAGGTGTCGCCGCAGCTTTTGGAGCGCTACGCCATGTGTTCCGCCCGTTGGGTGCAGTGCGAGGAAATGACCAACCGCATGGGTTTCCTCTCCAAGCACCCCACCACGGGAAAGCCGATCCCGTCCCCGTTTATCAATATCGGCATCAATTACATGAACCAGGCGGTTCGGCTCTGGAATGAGATATTCCAGATCGTGAAAGAAAACTGCAGCACGGAATACGGCGAGTCTACGCCGCAGGATGACCTTATGGAACGCCTGCTCCGTGCGAGAAAGGGGTAACACCATGTTTGAAAAAGTAAATCCCTGCCACCCAGACAAGGTGGCGGACAGAATTGCCGGTGCGCTTGTCGACCTGGCATACAGAAAAGAAGCGACACCCCGCATCGCCGTGGAAGTGCTCATCGGTCACGGCGTGTGCAACATCATTGCGGAAACCTCCGTTACGCTGGACAAGGCGGATGTCGCCGCCGCCGTCCACCGCATTGCCGGAAATCTCGCCGTGGACTATGTGGAAGTGCCGCAAGACGGTCACCTCGCCGACAACCAGGCAGACGGTGTCCGCTGCGGCGATAACGGCATCTTCAAGGGAATGCCCGTAACCGTGGAGCAGAAAAAGCTCTCGCATATCGCACGGGGCATTTTCGCCGTGTATCCCTATGATGGGAAGTATATTCTGGACGGCAACCGGCTCATTCTCTGTCAGAGCAATGCCGAGACACAGCATCTGCGCGAGACTTATCCCGATGCGGAAATCAACCCGCTCGGTGACTGGACGGGCGGCACCGATGTGGACACCGGCGCTACCAACCGCAAACTCGGCTCGGATATGGCCGACTCCGTGACAGGAGGTGGTCTGCACGGCAAGGATCTGTCCAAGGCGGATGTGTCCGTCAACATCTACGCTTTCCTCAAAGCCCAGGAAACCGGCAAGCCCGTAACGCTCTGCTGCGCCATTGGTGATGACACCGTGGACGGCAGACCGTATGAGAAAATCGTGGAGATTGCTCGAAACTACATCCGCTCGGTCGGCGGCTTTGAGAAGTTTGCGGAATGGGGGCTGGTCTGATGAAAACAACGACAGAGATGCAGCTCGTTCCTGTCACAAAACTCGTACCGTATGTAAACAACGCAAGAACACACAGCCCGGAGCAGATCAATAAGCTCCGCTCATCGCTCCGTGAGTTCGGTTTTATCAATCCTGTCATCATCGACCGTGACTATGGTGTCATTGCCGGTCACGGTCGTATTCTTGCCGCCAAGGAGGAGGGTATCTCCGAGGTGCCGTGTGTTTTTGCCGACCACCTTACGGAAGCCCAGAAGAAAGCCTACATCATTGCCGACAACCGCATGGCGATGGATGCAGGTTGGGATGAAGAACTTCTGCGTGTGGAGATCGAGTCCTTGCAGGCGGCGGACTTTGACCCGCTCCTCACCGGCTTTGACGAAAAGGAGCTGTCGAAGCTGTTTGACGACGGCATTGAAGCCAAAGAGGACGATTTCGATATGGATGCCGAGCTGCAAAAGCCGACCTTCACGAAGTCCGGCGATATCTGGACACTGGGACGGCACCGACTCATCTGCGGTGACAGTACCAAGGAGGAAACCTACGCCGCCCTCATGGACGGCCGGAAAGCAAACCTCGTCATCACCGACCCGCCCTACAATGTGAACTACGAGGGCAGCGCCGGGAAAATCAAAAACGACAACATGGCATCGGAGAAGTTTTTCGACTTCCTCTTCGATGC